AGCGCTGAGTACTTAGATTCCATTTCTTCTTGAGCTTTTTTAGATTCCGACAAGGCTTTAAATACCTGCTGGCTTTCTACTTCTCGAGCGTTTAATTTTTCTTCTAGTTTAGAGATAACTTCGAAATTCGGAGCTTTCTTTTCGAACTCAGCACGTAATGCCGTTACTTGTTCGTTGATAATTTGCATGTCAGACATGTTAGATTTTTTTAAGTTGATTGGTTAACAATTTTATATTGTTTAGAAGGCTTTGTTTTAGCTCTGCATCGCGCACAGCCTGTTTTTCCTCAGCGTCGCGCTGATTTGAAAATTCTTTGATTTTAGAAATTAGGGTTTTTGCCTCTGTATTTGAGAGACCCATTTCTTTAAGTGATTTTTCTACGTCGCTTAGTGATTCGAATGATTTAAATCCGCTTACTAAAGCCTTTGGGTTCATTGCTTTTGTCACTAAAGACACTTCAAAAAGCTCGATTTCCTTAATGTATCTCACGCCTTCCTTCATTTCTGAATCTTTTGTAAAAAATCCAATTGACATTTCACGAATCGAGCCGACTTTCATTTGCGGAATAACGCGACCTTGCACGTGAGTATCCTCGCGAGGTAGTTTTGCTTTAATGTAGAGACCTTTTGAATCTTCTGTTAATGCAACAGAGACACCGATTGGTTCGCTCATTTGATGCTGCCACAAAATAGGGATAGCGTTGTTCGTTACTAAACTTTTAGTAAAAGCTCCAGAGACAATGACATCGTCGCCAAGGTCTACGTTTCCGAATGTGGAGGCATAGCCTTCGAACGTGAAAAATTCGCCATCTTCTGCGTAACTCTTCATTTCGAATGGCAATCTCTTTATTTCTCTTGTAGGCAACATGCTTTGTTTTTAAATTTAGAAAAGATTTGCTATTTATTAAGACGCGCGCAAATTTCTTCAAATCTGAAAATCAAGAATCAAACAATTATGACAGAAGACGTTTTTAACGTAAGATTTTCCGGAGAGTATCGACTCCTCAAATGGATTGTTAAAAAATACAAAGACGAATTACCTTACGGCGGTGAGATAATGCGCTTTGCGTATGCCCTGCCCTATGGTAAAAGTATAAGTTTTGATTGGGAAACCTACGGCGTGCCTTCAAGAGTTTGGAATTCTCTCCACAAAGATTTAACAATTGCGGCATTAATGAATAAAATCGATGTAGCTAATTTGAGAACATTGCAAGAATTAAAAAAAGAATACGAGGAAGGAGGGCATAATATAAAAATACCGAAAGAACCTAAAGCTCCTAAAGTTAAAGAAGAAAAAATTTACATAACGCCAAAAATAAAGCCTGTCGTTCGCTTAGTAAAAGTAAACGGACTCGTTAAAAACTTTATCAAGGAAATAGACTAGAAAACACCAAAAAGCCACCGTTGCATAATGGTATTGCAACTGATTTGTAACCAGTAGATTGGGAGTTCGATTCTCTCCGGTGGCACCAATGAATTAATCAAATAAATAATTGAAATAATACTTGCATGATTAATTCTTTCATATTATAACGTGTGCATCGAGATCACTTCTGATCTCGGAAATTTAAAAAATTTTAACAATTAATTTTTAAAGAAATGAAAGATCGTATTGTGGAAATAATTGATGGAAATGGCAGTTCAGTTTTTGTGCCTCAATTTTTTAACGAATATAAAGGCTGGAAAATATTTAAGTTTTTTGTGACCTTTCCCAATCAATGGCTAAACTACACTAACTTTGGAAAGAGAATGGAATTTCAAACTATACAAGAAGCTAAAAACTTTCTTAAAAAATCAGAAAGTTCTCGCGTAATTCACGAACTTTAATCTCTAATCTTCTCAGTAATCCTGCTCGCCCAGTCTCTGCCCGCATCTCCACCCCATAATTCCCAAGCTATGCGCCAAGTGGTCGGCTCTCCATCTCTAAACTCATAAAAACTTGAGCGGTAGTTGCCATGTCTTGAGAAATAAGAGTGCATTCTTTTAACAGTCCTTTCGCTTAGGTTTTCTTTGTTTTTCAGTTGATTAGCTCTAGCAACTCCAACAGCAGTGCCGCCCCTTCCATATTTTTCTCGCCATTCTAAGCCCCGAGTGGCGTTTCTTGCCATCTCTTCTGTTGGTTTGTAGGTTTCTGTTGATTTAAAAGACTTCGAGGCAGTTTCGGATTTATTGGAATAATCCGCAACGCATCGGCAATTGATTACGTTTGCTGAGCTGCCGTTAGGGTCGCGTGGGTAAAGCAAAGACTCTCCACCAACCATAAAAGTTTGATCGACTGGCACTTGTTGAAGATCCGCTGTTACGTGCTCCGCTCTTGTGCGACTATCGAGACGAGCAAACCATGTTTTCATAATTGTTACAACGCTTCCACTGCTCGCAATTAAATTAGCATCATTAACAAGCTGAGCCTCGGTCTGTCTCGACCATGATTCTGCCATTCCGACATTCTGGGAAGCAATCAGCTCACTTCTTGGTTGCGATCTTTCTAAAAGATTGATCTTGATGTTTTTAGCAATGATCGACTGAGAGTTTCTTGCTGATTCTCTAAGCTGTCTCCTGGATGCTTCTATTTGTTGCCTGATCCTGGCCTGTTGTGACCCGATAGTGCTCGGCTCTTTGCCTAGTAAATCATTTAACTCGCTTTGCCTTTTACTCATGCTGTCAGCGAATAGAATTTCCTCTTGCTGAGCCGCTAAAGTTAATTCCTTTGAGTTAGTTGCCGTTATAAATGTTGCCTGAGCTTCTGATTGATTAGCTACGAAGAAAGTTGAAGCAGAAAGAAATGCGTTATTTACGTTTTCAAGTTTTGGATCAATGTTTTCGTCTACAATCTTAATCGACTTTTTAAACTCAATTCCAATAAGGCTTTTCTTAAATTCAGCGTCAAAAAAAAGGCCGTGCTTGGCTTCAAGATTGCTGCGCAAATCAAATCCGAATTTCTTTATTGTCTTTCGCATTGCATCCCTGACTTCTTTTAAGAATTCTGGATAATAGTTTTCTGCTAACTCTTCTGGCACTCTTCCAGTTGTGCGATAAATAGTCTCGGCATCTTCTGCCATATTTGCAAAAATCTTTTTAATCTTTGGCACAACAGACGCTTCAATTCTTATTTTTTCTTCGTCAATCTTTTCTATTGAAAAAGTCATGAATAATAAATTTCCAAATTCTTCTTGATCAAGTCGTCTGAATAAAGTCTTTTGCCTTCTATGGTTTTCATTCCAGACATTAACTTGATGTAATGCGCCTTTTCTGCCGGTGTGTCTCTATTGTCTGCGGTAAAACGATCCTGACCGACTGGAACGAGGGTTGCTGGTTGGTAAATTATATCCCCACCTTCAACTGATTCGAATCCCATCATCGCCCTGACTTCATTTATTGTCAAAGCTCCTGTTTTTGAGATTGTCAAAGCGTTTTCAACTTTGCGAACTTCTAAAGCCTCGATTGCGGCTGCATCGTAAGTCAATTCTAAATTTTCAGAATCTTTATAGCGAGGCAACAAGTTTTTAGATAAAAATTCAAGCACGTTACCGAGCACAGGAAGCACCGCGTTGTCGTAAAATGCAAATTTAGACGCGTCCATGTTAGCAAAAGACATATTGTCAGGGCTAATCATGGGGAGCGGAATTTTGACGGCTGAATAAATAGCTTCGGACACTCCTTTTTTTAATTGCGGGAAGTCCATGTCTTTCACCGATTCGCTGAGCTGCTTCCAATCATACTCGCCGTTTAAGAAAGTGGTTTTACCTGCATTGGCTGATCCCGAAAGCTGCTCTTTTAATAAAGATTTTACGCCCTCAACTTGAGAGTCAGACAAACCTTCTTTTCCTTTGTAGGAAAGCAATCCTGACGGGCGGGCTTGATTCTTAAGTAGCGAATTGTTGTGAATACTGGCCAAAACGTACTGACTAATTTCTAACTCACAACCCAAGAAGGCAGAAGATCCTTCCAAGTTGTTAGAGGAGTAGTTGGGGTTAAAATCTCTTAAGTGAATCAACTCGTTTTGTTTAGAGTCCAGAAATTTCTTATTAACATCTCTAGAATAGACAGAGGCTTGCTCTAGTTCGCCGTATGTGTACTGGCCCGCATATCCATCGCGTGGATTGGCTTGAATTGTAATTGATGATGGGTTAAAAACGCTAAGCTCTACAGGCTTGCCAGTTCCAATGATGTTGATGTAGCCGTTGCCCGTCAAAAGGAAATAACTCACTAATTGCTTAATAAATAAATCCCCATCCGTAAAAGGATTTGGATTTTTTAGCAGGTTTAAAATTGGGTGATCAACAAATTCATTCTTTTTTTTATCTTTTACAACGATCTTGATCGACGCGCATGTGTCACTTATTAACTTTGTTGCTGTAAAAACTGGGCAGGCTTCAACATAGTATTTGATGAAAGCTCTTGAATTGTCAGCATATCCAAAAGTACAATTAATCAATTGAAGCAAACTTACTTGCTGAGAATAGTTTTTTTGTTCTTTTACCTTGAAGAAGTTTTTAAACATATTTTACGTAGCTTTTAATTTTGAAGAATTAATTTCTTTTAACTCTTTCTCAAATCTGAAAATCAAGATTAGATGTTGAAGCCTACTATTTTCGCTCTCGGCTTGTTAGCCCAATTTAGAAACTGAGTTACGCTGTCGCATTGGTCATCGTTTGCCCCATTCGGAAAAGTTAGCATCTCATCCAAAAAAGAATCGAGCCAGGACGCTTGGCGAGGTAAGTAAACCAAACCCCTTGCGATCATGTCGCTTGGAGCGGCCGCCCTGCTTACTTTATCGGAGTCGGGCTTGATTCCTTGCAATCTGTTATTGCCTAGCTGTTTTAAATCTTGAAGAATCGATTGACCGCTTGCTTTATCTTCTACAAGAGAAAGAAACGGGCTGAATCTTTGCGTGCGTTCTAAAAATCTTTCTTTGAGCTGCGGATATTCTGCTTTGCCTCTCCACACATCCACTAGATAATAATTCTCTCCGAATTGCGTTTCGACAATGCCCCAAGTCGTGCATACAGAATAATCGTTTTGAGTTCCAACTTTAAAAGCCGTATCCCAACTTTGCACAACTCTTTCAAATTTAGGTAGCTCTTCATACCAATTGAAACCGTCTTTCTTAAAAATTGCCGTTCCATCATCGACAATCGGATTTTGCTGATATTGTGCATAGAATTTTGAAGGGTTTGATCTTCTGATTGTCTCGAGTTCTGCCACGGGATACCGCTCAGGCCAAAAACTTCGACCCTCTTCATCAATTGCCGGCACTTCTACAAAATCCCAATCTTCGCGCTGAGTTTCTTTCAACCAACCAATCAAATCACCTACGCAAAGCCTTTGCATGATTACAATCGACGGAGTTGTTGGAGTTCTTCTTCTTGTTGCTAATTTCTCGTCGTAAAATCTGATCACTTCTGCCAGGGCGATTTGGCTTCTAATTTCGCCAGAATCTATCGGATCATCAAGAATAATTCCGCCAGAAAATCCATCAACTCCAGGATTGCCAGAATCCGCACCCGTAGATCCCGATCCTGTTGTTGTCGCAACCAAGCCTGTTCTATTAATCGCCCCGTCAAAACTCCAATTAATCTTTGAGGCTTCGTCATCTTTTAACTTTAAGCCGAAAAGTCCTTTTATAAATGGGTGCTGTAAAATATCTTTTACCTCACGCGACAGCTTCATGATGTTCGTGCGGTTGTGAGACGTGTATAGATAAGCAAGATTGATATTGCGGCAGAATGTCCAGGCGATGAAGTACTCTACAATGAGAGATTTGCCAGCTCCGACAGGAAGCGATAATGCTAGGTTCCTTTTTTCGTTCTCTTGAAACGCAATGGCTTGCAGCTTCTTGATTACCTTAATATGAAAAGGCTTAAAAACAAACTCGACTTTGTTAAAAGCGAAGTGGGTGTATTTTATGAAGAGTTGAAAATCACCAGCAAGAACGATTGACGTTAAAAGTCTTTTTTTGGGATCTGTCAGAATCGATTCGATCTCTTGCTCAGTTATCATTTTTTTAAATTATCGAAAAAAAACTTCTTGCTTGTTAAAATAAAAGACTTGACATTTGTCGCGAAGTAGCAGGGTGGCTATTTTTAACCTGCCTCGATTTTAAGTCTGTCTCATTAATTTAGCCATCTCTAAAATTTCTTCTTGTGTTGCTACAATGTTGTGCTGCATAACACCTAGCACGCTAGCATCAATCTTTGTAGAATCGCCGTAAACTTTTGGCTTCATCTTAGAAGCAATCCATTTCCTAGTCTCAACTCTTAATCTTGAACGAGCGATCACTTCCTGATTAACTCTTTGCCCGTTCTGATCACTAATCAAATCATTCGCTGTGTCGTCTGAGATGTCAATCATTTGCTCGACTAATCTGTCAGCTTGTTTCTCGCGTGCGTGCGTGTAAAGCTCGTGAAATTCATTATCCGCCTTCAACCACCCATAAACCGTACTCTCCCAAACCCCAACACTTTTCGCAGCCTTCTCAATTGAGACGCATTTAGAAATTAACTCACAAAACTTAATCTTTTTCTCTGCTCTGCTCTCAGGAGTCTCATCTTCATCTTTTACAATTTCGCCCGTGATTTTCTCTTTCTTTATTGCCGCGTAAGTTGCTTTATTCAAAACGCTTTTTTCTTTCTTAGTTAGCTTTTTTTCTTTCATATTATTTAAAAATTCGTTGGCTAACATTGCCGGTAACTGGGTAAGTGTACATCAAATTTCATATTCAGCCCAACAATCATTAATTAACTGACTGGGCGTTGTGTAGTTTGCGCCGCTTACAATTTCTTTGAATAGAGTATGTAGCGGCTTGTCCTCTAGGTTTAAAACCTCAAAAATGTTGCTCATAAGAGTGTAGTGTTATATAATCCTTTTTTGAGGGTTTTAAAATGCGACTTTCTTGCAAAAAAAAAAGGTTTGGCACCCACTCTTTCTGCTTCTTGGAAATCATATTTTTCAACGCCATCTTGAAAAAAAGAATTTAGTAAATTTTTTGCCTCAATCATTTTTAATGCTTTTTATTTTTTGCGGAAAGAAACGCAAACTAAACGCCTGCGCTAATCCCTTAGAAATTTCTTTCCGCAAAAGTATTAAAACTTTACGCATTAAAAAAGCAACTATTTTTTTAAATCTTTCTTGTTGCAATCTCCGCGCCCTTCTCTCTCTAGGCTCCCCAGCCTCTCACCTCTCAAATTGCCGCTCTCTGTAGGCCTCGCGTCCAGGACGATAGCCTAAACCCGTGCCAATGCTGGATGAATTAATTAAATAATAAATGAATAAATAAGTAAATAAATACTTGCATGATAAGATGCTGCTCTTTAAAGTGTGTGAATCGAAATCACTTCCGATTTTGACAATTTAAAAAAACAAAATCATGAAAATTCAAAACACAGAAAAATCTTATTGGTCAAACGGTCATCAAATTCGCGGCGGATCTTTTCACACTTTTGCGGGATCAATTTTTAATTTTGCTGCAATGCTTTCTTTTGATAAAAAAAGATTTTTTAAAACTTTAAGTTTGAAATTTTACAATCTTCAATAATCAAAAAACTAAAATCATGAAATTGAGCAATTTTATTAGAATAAAAAAACAAACTAAAAACTTGATCAGCGTCTCAAGCGTTTTAACAATTGCAGGTTATAAAGAAACGGGTCGGCAACTTCGCGAGTTGTGGGATAATAACATAAAATGTGATGATGGCGGTTTTGTCGGCAGCGTTATGGAGTGGGAAAAAGAAGGAAAAAAATTCGTTTTTGCGTCCTGGACAGAAAAAGGCGACGGGCTGAATATTTGCGAAGTAATCAACTAAAAAATAAATTTAAAAAAACTTAAATAAATACTTGCAACATTAAAAGCAGGCACTACATTACAAAAATCAAAATTACTTCCAATTTTGATAATTCAAAAAATACTAAAATGACAAATCATAAACATTATGAAGTAGCAAGAAGGGCTTACTACTGGTCTAGTTTCTCACCCGACAAACGCGCAGAAAGCGAATGTAGATTTTTTGATGAAATAAATGCAGAATTTGACGCGCTTGGAGTTGATGAAGCGGGAAAAGCTAAATTTGAACGCTTATTTGTTTTGTCATTGTCAGCAAAAAGCCGATGCGCTTCTTCGATGATAACCGGGCCAGCAAAATTTAACGTTGAAAAAAATAGAAGAGCGAACGAAAGAGAAAAAAAAGTAAGTGATGAGCTACTGGCTTACATCGAAAGAGTAAGAAAAGCAATTGACAAACAGAATCACCCGGAAAAATACGCTTTCGACGCTATCCGTTCAGATGATGAAAACGCAGATGAGAGAAGTCTTAAAGCTGTTGATGTAGCAATCGCATTCGGTGAAAGCCGGGCAACAAGAGAAGAGTTAGAGGCTGCTGCTGCTGCTGCCACAGCTTTTGCCTATACTGCTGACTATGATGCTGCTGCCTATGCTGCTGTGGCAGCAGCAGCAGCAGCATCAACCTATGTTACTGCCTATGCTGCTGTGGCTGCCTATACCGCAGCAACTAATAAAAAACAAGACGTTTATCCCTTTAACATACGGGGATTGATTTGTAAGTTTAGTGAGCGTAGTATAATTTTTTTCAAAAAACAATTTAGGAAAATTTTATGCTTAAAAAATGCTGGGATGTTTTTGTTGGATGGTCTTTTACTCCACTTGGAACTGCTTTTTGGGGAAGTGTTGGAGGAGGAATTATGTGGCTCCTAACTTCTCTAACTACTGCACTTGATGATTATGCGCCTTTGTCTTACGGGATCGCTTTTTTTTCAGGTGTAATTATTGCGATTATTATTCTGCGCGGAGCCTTATCAATTTGGACTTCATTCAATCAAAAATTATTCACAAAAAGGCCAACTTTTATCGAATATAAAATTGAGAATGGAAGGATTAACCTTTTAACAAAAGGAAACATCTATAAAGTCCCAGCTTGTCAATTTCAGGATAACATACAAGTCCAACAAAATTATCCAGAGCCACAAAATCGAACTCAAAAAAGAGTAGCGGCAGCAACCCAGCAATTACCCGCTCAAA